ATGGCGTGCGCCCTCATATCGTAGCTGCGCTCAACCGGCACAAGTTGCCAGCCATCTGGTACGGTCATCCCCCCTGCTGCCGGGGCGGGGGAGGCGCGAAGGCGGGCGCTCATGCCGCCTCCTGGGAATTTTGCTGCACCCAGTCCGATTGATCGTTTTCCTCGCCGCCCAGGGCCTGCAGCAGGTCAGCCAGCAGCCTGCCCAATTCGCCGGCCATCAAGAGGAAGTCGGCGTCGAAGCGCTCGTCTTCATCCTGCACCTGGCCATCCTGCTCCTTGAGCACGTCCAGCGGCGTCACACGGCGAATTGCCAAGGTTTCGGTCAACACAAAGGAAACGCGATCCGCCCAGGTCATGGCCAGCCGCGTGCATTGCTTACCGGCGGCGATGTGGCGGCGCAGGTCTTCCGCTTCCAGGCTATGGCGCAGGTAGCGCACGGTGGCGCGGCCTTCGCCGGCAGACTGCAATTCCGTGTCCTGGTCGACCGTGAAGCCGCCCGGAGCCTCATCGGAGGCGAGCCATTCAGTCATGGCCGCACGCGGCGATTGCTTCACATGGAGGGTCTGGACCGGAAACTTGTCGACCGCCTTCAGCAAGAGCTTGAGGACGTCTTCGGCCTTGCCCGGGCTGGAAGAGTCCACCACCAGCCAGCCATTGATCGGATCAATCCAGACGAAGGTGCTGCTGTAAATCGAGAAAGCACGCGGCCGCAGTTCATCGGCAACCTGCTCCTTCAGTTCCTTCATCTGCTTGCGGCCGACGCGGAATCCCTGCTGCTCTTCCAGCTCGGCGGCACGTTCTTTCGTGACCTGGTTGATAACGGAGGTCGGCAGAAGCCTTTTCTCCCGGCCGAGCAACAGCAGCATCTGCTTATCGACGGCATGCACCAGGCCGCCATGCGGACGTGGCGCGACCCATCCCATGCTCCCGGCATCCAGACTGCCGCAGGGCGCGAAGCGCTGCGGCTGTAACGCGGCTTCCAGACCTGCTGCGGTCATCGCCCAGCGGGCGGGCAAGCGGTACACCTGAAGATTCTTGAACCACATGTCTGTTCTCCCTGGTAGATTGATCAGGCCGCCGCTGCAGCCGGTTGGCTAAGCTGGGCGAAGTCATACGCGCACAGCCATTCGCGGGCAGTCGCTTCGCTGACGCTGTAGTAAGAGGCCAGGGCCGACACGATTGCGGCGGCGCTGGGAATGCCGCGCTTGGCGGCTGGCTTCGCGGGTACCGGGAAGAAGTCAGGGGCCGTGGATCCGTCGACCGCATAGGGCGGCGATGGCGGCACCGGGCCGCCAACGGCCAATCCGGCGCTCTTGGCCTGCTCTGTCATTTCCTTCGCGCGCGCCGTTTCCTTGTCTGCCTCAGACTGCTTGTGCACAGTGATGCGGTTGTTCACCGCCATCATGAAGTCTTCGTCGGCCTTGCCGATCAGCTGCTGCAGGTCGGCGAACAGGAATTCGAAACCGGCGGCATGCTCCCGATACCAGGTCAGCCGGCCGCGCACGGCTTTGGCGTCGGCATCGACAGCGATCTTCGCGTTGGCCAGGCAGGTGTCCACCGCATCGTGCAGGCTGGCCAGCGTCCGCTTGTTCTTGGCGGCGCCGATGAAATCAGGCTGGTTCTGCACCGACAGGCGCAGAGGCGCGATTTCCTTTTCCAGTGCGGCCAGGTGAGCAGCGAACGCGGCGCGCGCGTCGCTGACGATCTTTTCCTTGATCGACTTCTTCTTGTCCTCGACCAGCTTGGAGAGGTCCAGGCGCTTGCGGCGCATGGCTTCCTTGATGTGGTCTATGGTGCGCAGCAGTTCGTCGATGCTAGCGGTTTGGGAAAGCGCCTGGTCCTTGGCGAGTTGCAGCTTCTTCTCCGACTCGTCGCAGAACTTGACCGTGGCTTCGGCCTGGGCGAAATCTTCATCCGTCTGCAGGTCCGTCTTGATCTGCTCGATGAATCGCTCGGCGGCGTCCCGGTAGGCGACCAGGTTGCTTGCGGTGACTTCCCCGCGGATCTGGATGTTCAGCGCCGGCAGGGCCATGATCGGCTCGGCCTTGGGCTTCTCGGCCAGTTCGCGTGGCTGATAGGTTGTCAGGTCCTTTTCGAACTGCGCCCAGCCGGCACGAATGCGGGCGAACCATTCCGGATCGGGAGTGACCCATGTCCAGACACAGCGCTCCTTCGTGCCGTCCGAGATCATGAACAGCCACTTCTCGGCGCCGGTCACCATCAGGCACTGCTGGCACTGCGGCATGTGCTCTTCCGGAACGATGCTCTGGCGGACCAGCTCGGCATATTCCTCGTTCCACTGCTTATGTTCGAAGCCGATGGTTTCGGCCATGTTCAGGCCATCGCAGGAAGCGGAAATCAGGCCATCAGAGCAGGTCACCGGATAGAAATCATCTTCGGCGATGGTTTCGGCGTTGGGCCGGGCAAGCGCTTCCACTTCATGGCCCTTGTCCAGGACGTGTTCCTGCACCCAGTCGCTGAATTCCTTCGGCGTGCCGGTGGCCTTCATGTGTAGCAGTTCGTTCCGTTTCACCTTGCGCGACAGGCCCAGCATTGCGGCCGCCTCGCTGGCGCCGAAGTGGGTCAGGCGGAACGCATTCCAGGCTTCGCTGCCTTGCTGGAGGTCGTGGATGACGCGGCTCATTGTTGCGCCTCTGCCGGCTTGGCCCAGGACGCAATCTCCACCTTCTGATCAGCGGTAAGCAGTTCCTTGGTTTCGATGGTGGCGATCAGGTCATTGACCGTCTTCTTACCTCCTTCGATGGTCGCTTTCCAGCCGGCTTTTTTCTTCTCGAATACTTCATCGGTGCAGGCCGGCAGGGCTTTCTTTTCGCCGCCTTCGCCCTTTCCGGCGCCCGCCTGCTCGGCCTTGTTCTCCATGACCGATTTCCAAGTGGATTCGCCATCCTTGATGGCGCCGTAGATGCCGCGGAGGTCGACCAGCTCGGTGGGGGAGCATGCATCCAGCGCGTGGCCCAGATATTCAACCAGGTCGGCCGCTTTGACACCGATGCCGGCGAAGGCGTCGGCAATCTTCTTGCGCTCGGCGTCTGGATCGCGCGCTGCTTCATCCAGGCGCACAGCCTTGATGATGTCCTCGGCTTCGTCCTGCATGTCGCCCGGGATGATGCGCAGGCCCAGCGTCCGGATCGCCTTGGAGATCAACGCCGCGCGCTTGTTCAGCAGGTCGTCATCGTTCGCCGGCACGGTGTAGACCGGCTTGTTGTAGCTGTTCTTGCGCATCGAAATGAACGTGCCGTCGTCCATGGGCTTCGACCGCTCAACCGTCTTCGAAACGCGTACATCCAGCGGATAAGTGAGATTCGATTCTAAGTCGGTCACGCTGACGCGGTGGACCTCTTTCGCCTCGTCTTCGAAGATCATGGTCGTCTCGACCAGGACGTTCTTCATGCAGCGCAGCGCGACTTCCACAAAGCGAATGCCCAGGCCTTCAACACCCTGGCCGATCGGCTTGCGGTAGTAGGCGCTCTTGTTGTGGGCAAAGGACGGCCGGCGGCATTCCTTGATGAGGTCTTGCCGCACCTGATCCCAGTTGCGCGGCTGGCGCATCGCCATGACATAGCGCGATTCGACCATTGCACGCGCCTGGGCGGCGACGGCGGCGGAGGCGGTTTCCTGTACTGCCAAGGTGGTGCTGGTGCCGCCAAATTCTTGGCGGACGGCGAGCGCATTGGATGCGACTTGATCGTTCAATTTCTTCTCCAGGGCTTAGATGCGTTGGGACCGCGCCATAGCGGCGCGCTTTTGATACCAGGCGACGTTCTGCTGGGCCTCGCGCGCGCGCTTGGCCTCGACGTCGGCACAGATGAGGTAATGGTTCTCCGCCCTGGTCAGATACCAGTTGCGGATGGCCCGGCAAGGCCCGCGAAGGGACAGGCAGAGCAGTTCTGGCAGGCGGATGCGGACGGTGGTCGTCATGGCTGGGCTCCCGGCAGCGCCAGCATGCCGCTGGCCTGCGCCTGTTCGAGAACGGTCTTCCCGGTTGGCAGCATGATCTGGCCAAGGAAAGCGCCTTCGAAGGATAGGATTCCAGTCTCAACAGCGGTTATCTGCCCCTTGATCCAGTCGCGCAGAATGGAATAGACCGCCACGCAGCCGATTTGCTTTGCCTTCGCCTCATGCTGTTGGCGAGTGCCGCGCATGCGTGTGCTGTAGGGGTGCTTCCGCAGCCATGCTGCCGCGTATCCAGTGGCGCTGGCCTTCACCGATACTTGGCGGTCGCGGTAGGTGAATTGGACAAGCAGCTCACCCGTCTCGAAGTTCATCATCTGTCCGAAGCTGCCGCATCCGAACTCCTGCAGCAGCTTCTGCATGTCCTTGACCGCGCGGTCGCCACTGGTGGCGTTTTCGTAGGGCAGGCTCACGGCATCACCCCCAGCACACCGGCCAGGCCGTACAGGGCGACCAGCAGCACCCACACCAGCGGCATAGGGATAGGGAAGAAGAGTAGGGCGCGGATCGGGTCGAGCGACTCGTCGGCATCTTCACGCGCCGGCCGGCGACGAGGCGCGTATTCGCGGCGCAGTTCGTCGCGCTCCTGTTGCTCGGGCGTGTATTGGAAGCCGTCGCGGTCAACGGCTTCGGCCAACTCGCGGCCGTGGTTGATGGCGGTGGTCATTTTTCGACCGCCTCTTTCTGAATCGGCGCGAACAATCGCTCGGACAGTACCTCGTCAATGTCGTCGATAGCGCCAGAAAAATGAGCCACAAAACAACGCGCGGCTGAATCGGCGTCGCGCTCTCCGGACGCGTACTCGACGGAGCGGCTGATCCTGTTCAGCCATTCATTCTTGCTGGAGCGCCTGGCGGCCGGGCGCTGCTGCTGTTCGTTTGCCATCCCTCTTCCCCTTGACGTCCCGGTATTGGTGCCGGGTTAAGGGAAGTATAGAAGACTAAACTACGGATAGTCAAGAACTCTAAACCACGGGGCAAAAAAAATCCCGCCGAAGCGGGATATGAAGCGGGCCGCTTGGGCCCGGCTTCGCTCTCGTTATGGGCAGTTCGGCTCTGGAGCTTTGAACTTCTTCTTGAGCATGCGGGCGACTTCCTCCTGGTGAGCGATGCAGGACACCCGAGCGTCTCCGCGCGCCTCAGAGGAATTCCTTGCTGACCGGCTCATGGTTCTGTCGTACTCATCATCCGAAATCTTTTGCAGTTTGAAATTGAGGTCAGCTTTGTCTTTTGCTGCACAAAACTCGGACATCAACTCCTTCCGACTCATGTCCTTCAAGCGAGCGTATTCCATCTTGGGACACGGCATTTCCATTCCGGCTAAAGCGGGCTGCAGTCCGGTTAGGAAAAGGGCTGTAAATGCGATTGACGTCGACACTGCAGCGCGGAGTGCAGTTACTGTTTTTTGGTGAGATTCCATGCTTGTTTTTCTCGTCCTTCGGGTTGTCGTCACCTTGCGGATCCCTGCTGGCACTCGCTTACTGTCTTACTCATACCCGGCGTAACGATCATTGGGCCGACGTAATAGTTCGTCTTGGAGCCGGATGGAACATCCAATACGTCGACCAGCACGCCTGCCGCGCTTGACCCGGTTGCGACTGTGAGCGCGTAGCCTTCCCTGGTGGGGCGCATGTTTACGGGCGCCGCATACCCGCCGGCCTCGAAACCGTCTGCGATGCAGATAGCCACTTCTTTCGAGCCGCGGGAGCTGGTGTAGGCGGAGGGCGTGATCTCCTGCCGAAGTGACTGCGGAGTCGCACAGCCCATGACGAATAGGCAAGAAACAATCGAGACTGTTTGAAATTTCTTCAGCATTGCGTCAGCTTTTGCATTCTGGTTATACTGGATGCGCATACAGTGTTCTGTTCCCCGACAGGGTGGCATCGTACCTCCCATGAACCACAGCACTGGTCTGATGATAAAAAGAAATCGGAGTGGGACAGCAAATGCTTAGTCAGCAAGAAAAAATCCTCGTCGAAGCGTTTCGGGTGGTCGAGCCGGAAATGAGAGACTTCTACTACAACTCCCTCACTTCGCGAGCCCGGCGGTTGATCCTGTCGGGCCGCTCAGAGGCTGGTCCTCTTCGTAACTCCGAATTGCTCACCAAAATCACGGACGAGCCCCAGTAGGTCCTTCTTCTTTTCTGTGGGCAGCGACGCATAAACGGACAGTATCAGTGCGGCACCCTCCAAGGCGCTGGCGGCAGCAATTCGTTCGTCAGCTTGCTCGACAGTCTCTTCGGGTGGCGTGACACGACGCGCCAGCCCTCCGCGCTGTTCGCCTTTTCCCGTGACGACCCATTCAGCCCGGAACCCGGTGAGCAGCTCGATGCCCTGGGCGTTCTCTAGCTTTATGGACTTGATTGCGCCAGAAAGCATCTGGTTAATGGCGGCCTTCGTCAGGCCGCTCGCCGTGGCTAAGTTTTTCTGGGTATAGCCGGCCTCCAGCACTTCACGCAATCGTTCTTGCAGATTCTTCATGTCTAGGAATCTAAACTTTCGATGGTTTAGAGTGCTTGACTCGCGGCGGTTTAGAACACTATACTTAGCCATGGACTGTGAAAACATCATCAATGCTCTGGGCGGTAGGAAGAAGGTCATGGAGATGACTGGGCTTTCCAAAGGCCGCATTTCTCAGTGGGCGACATCCGGGCGCATCCCTGTCTCGTGGATGAAGTTCTTCGCCGCTTCTCGCCCCGACCTGTTCCTGAGCGAACTGAAGAAGCGCGGCCCCGACCGCCGCGCCGGCCCCGACCGCCGCAAAGCCCCCGACAAAGTCATCTGACCGAAAACCTGTGAGCGAGGGAACGCCCCCTTTGCAGGCGTGACGCTGGAGAGACAGCAGTAATTCCGAAGACGGCCCCTGTGGCGGTCTTTTTTTGAGCCCGATTGCCGCAGTTTGATGAATGTCAACTGAGTAGCAGCAGATCAAACCGGGTTCCGCGCTGTGAAGCGCCACGAGAACAAGAAGCATCGCCACCTCCCTTGAATTGTTGATGGGAAGGATAGGCAGAGGGGAAAGATTGAAAAACGCCAATATTCAAGGGGATTTCTACATGACGCGCCAGTACACCGACATGAACCAGCACGACGCCCTCTACAACGCGGCGCGTGAATACCCGGGTGGGATTGAAGCGCTGGCCCAGCGCATGGACATGTCGGCCAATGTGCTGCGCTCAAAGCTTGCGCCTGGCGTGAAGACCCACCACATCACGTTCGAAGAAGCCTCGCGTATCGTCGAATTCCTGCAGGAGGCAAAGGTCGATTGCGCGACTCTGCCGCTGCTGGCCATGAACTGGCGCCACAACCTGATCGCCTTCCCGATGCCGGCCGCTGACCACCTTTCGGATGAACAGCTCGCCCAGGCTGTTTTCAAGGTGATGACCGAAAGCGGCGACGTTGCGCGCGTGCTGAATGAATCACTGGCCGATGGCAAGCTGACCTTGGCCGAGATGGACAACATCGAGCGCGAGTTTCAGGAAGCGATGGCCGCCTTTGCCGAACTTCGTGAGCGCGCGCGCCAGCGCTTTGCCGCGCAATCCAGTTCTCTGCGGGTGGCGTGATGGCCGACGTCTTCATGTCCCGCCAGCGCATCCGCGATAACGCCCAACTTGCAGTGGCTGCTGGCCGCCTGGCTGACACCTGCCCGCCTGAATTCCTGCCTGACAAAGATTTGTGGCTTGCCGCGTATGGCAAGGCACTCACCGATGCCGCGATCAAGAACCAGCGCCTGCCGGCGCGCGCGGCAATGTCCTTGGCTGCTGAACTTCAAGCGGGGTGAACCATGGTGACTGGACTTCTCATTCTGACCGCTGCAATGGCCCTTGGCTATGCGCTGGTCTGCTGGGTGCAAGACCCGTTCTGGAGCGGTGACGACGACGAAGGGGGCGAGGAATGAAAACGAACGTCGCCCTCACTTCCATCGACGCTTTTTACGGCCGCGTGGTGCCGAAGCTGGCCGCCAGCCAGAACGAGCGCGTGATGAAGGTGATCCAGCCTGGCCGTGACTATTCCCTCTCTGAGTTGATGGCCCTGGTCCACGGCATCGACAAATCCAGCATGTCGCGCGTGGTCAATGGCCTGCGCGCCGCAAATCGCTTGCAGCCGGCGCCCGAGCGAAAGTGCACCGTTACCGGCGTAACCATCACGCCCAGCCGGTTGCCGGCTCGTCCTGTGCCGCGCCCTGTTCAAACCTCATTCGACCTGGAGTAAACCATGTCCGCCTTCTGTGTTTTCGGAGTGACTCGGGCCCAGTGCAAGAAAATGGCCGAGGAAAAGACGCTGACCTTCGACAAAGTGTTGAATCGGGAGTTGACCGAGGAAGAGTATTCGCAGCGGGTTGCGACTCTCGCTCAAGAGCTGTTCGAAGGCGCCGCCCGGCCAAAACAGATTTCACCAGCCTTCGACGCACCGCAGTTCGCGAATGACTGGATAGCGGTCGGCACGCGCTCAGGTTTCATCCGAGCCCCGAAGGTCATGCGACGCGGCGAGAGGATCGACAAACACGGATTGCCAGTGATCAACAGGAAGACAGGTGAAAAGGTCATCACTTGGATTCCGTACGCGGCTTGAAACGATGAGCCTCGCCAATCCCCACATGGCCGCGCAGTACCGGGTTCGCACTGCCGAATCAGCGCCGCTCAACTTCTCTTCCCGCTTCTGCCCAGGCTGCAAGCTGAATCGCAGCCGCGGGCAGTGGACGGCCGGCGCTGACGTTTGCAACCGTTGCACAGTGAGGGCAGTGAAGTGAGCAAAGCCCTCATCATGCGCGACCGCTCGATCGCCTTCTCCGACAACGAGAAGCAGATCGCCCAGCGTGTGCTGGAAACCGGCCTGCGCGGCGTCGACGAAGAGAACCACAACCGCTGGCGCCGATTCCTGCGCCGCATGTTCTCCCTTGAAGAAGGCGAGATCGCCCAGATCGGCACGCGCATCCCCCGCTCCGGCCCGTTCCACCGCTTCCATATGGCCGTCGAGCAGGCAGTCTTCAATGCTCAAGAGCGCTTCACCGACTTCGAGCAGTTCCGCAACTGGGTGAAGATCGGCGCCGGCTTCGTTACCTGGGTGCCCGGCGCCAAAGGCGGGATCGTGCCGCTGCCGAAATCCATCTCCTATGCCGAACTGGAAGAGCAGGAGATGCGCGAGTTTCACGACAGCATGCTGGCCTTCCTGCGCGGCGAGCACGCCGCTCCTTTCCTCTGGCGTCACCTCGACGCCGATGAGGCCGCTGACATGATGGATGCGGTTCTGAGAGGCTTTGAAAAGTGAGCCTCAAACCGTCCCGACATCCGAGGTGCGGCAATCCCGCCTGCCGTGAGCGCTTCGAGCGCCGCACGCCCTGGCAGAAGGTCTGCACCAAGGAAGGATGCGCCGAAGCCTATGTCGCGCATCAGAAGGCGCTGAAAACGGCCAAGGCGAAGCGTGATGAGCGCAAGGACGACCGGGATCGGAAAGAAGCCCTGAAGAGCCGCAACGAGTGGATCAAGGAAGTACAGACCGCGTTCAATGCCTTCATCCGTTTCCGCGATCGTTACCAGCCTTGCATCTGCTGCGGCAAGCCGTTCGAACCGCAAAAGCCGGGCGGCTCCATGGACGCCGGCCATTACCTGAGCCGCGGATCCTCATCGCATCTGCGCTTCAACGAAAACAACGTCTTCGGCCAGCGCAAGAACTGCAATCGCCCCGGCGGCACCACGCGCGCAGCGTTCCGCGCCGGCGTTATCGCCCGCATCGGCCTGGCCGCGGTCGAAGCGCTGGAAGCGGATCAAACGGTCGCCAAGTGGACCATCGAAGACCTGAAGGCCATGAAGAAGGCCTACCAGGCCAAGCTGAAGGAATTGAAGAAAGGGGAGGGCCAGTAATGGACTGGTTCAGGTGGTGGCATGGGTCCTTGACCGACCCGAAATTCCAGTGGGTGGCCCGTAAAGCAAAGCAGCCGCTGCCAACCGTAGTCGCTGTCTGGGTGGCCTTGCTGGAGCATGCCAGCGGCGTAACGCAGTGTAACGCAGGGGTTGCGCGCGGTAACTTGCAAGGCTTTGACGCCAGCGATTTCGACGTTCTTTTTGGCGTCGATGATGGGGTGGTGGCTACCGTTGTGGCCGCCCTGGAAGAGAAGGGACTGATCGAGGACGGCGCGATTGCGAGCTGGGATAAGCGCCAGCCTAAGCGCGAAGACCCCACCGGATCAGAGCGGGTGGCAGAGCACCGCGCGCGGAAGAAGGTCGAGGAATTGCAGCGTCAACTTGACGAGGCAAATGCCGCACTTGAAGCGCAAGGTAAGCCCGCGAAACGCGATGTAACGCACGGGAACGCTAGAGAAGATAAGAAGAGAGGAGATAAGAAAGGCTCCAATAGTTCTGTCAACGAAGATCAACCGAATCAAGCATCCGCTTCGCGGCTGCCGAATGATTGGGTGCTGCCTTCGAAATTCGGGCTCTGGGCCAAGGACTACGACCCGGGCTGGACTGACGCCTACATCCGCGAGCTGGGCGAAGCATTCAAGGACTACTGGACCGCATTGCCGGACAACCGCTTCGCGAAGAAGACGGATTGGTTCGCGACTTGGCGCAACTACCTGCGCCAGCGGGTCAAGCCCTCCGACCAGGCTACGAACGGCAAAGGAACGCGCAATCGCTACTGGTACAGCACCGTCGAGGGAGTGCTCGACAAGCTGACCGCCGAGGGCATGCAGACGCGCCCGGGCGAAACGCTGCCGCAGACCGTGGACCGCATCCTGAAGAAGCTGGAGGCCGACGAGAAAGCGAAGAACGCGCCTCAACCGGAGCTTGTGCAGGCCGAGTTGTCTGTGCCGCTGGAGCCAGTGAAGAGGATCACTCCGGAAGAGGCCAAGTCGGCGCGCGAGGCTGCGCTCGCCCTCATTGCAGAGCAAAAGCGCATATCGCGCGGCGCTCCTGCTGGCGCTGTCCGTGAGCCGGCGGAGGTCGAATGATCTGCCTCCACTGCTCAAAGCTGGACTTCAAGGGCAATGAAACCCGCGAGCACAAGGAAATGCTGAATCACGGATTCGGCCCGTGCACCGGCCTGCCTGGTCCTTCCGTCACCGACGGCGGCCACATGACCAAGTGGATGAGCATGGACACCGAGCGGCAGTGTCCGGAGTTCGATTTGGTCGACGAAGAAGCCATCGCGGCCAGGGGGAAGTACCGGGAAAAGCTCAAACGATTTGCGGAGGGGAAGTGATGGCGCACCGCGGTCAATTCAAAGAGCCGGCCGTCCCCCTGGACGATGCGCACCGGAAGGCATTGGAGCTGATCGACAGCCACGAAGGCGGATGCGCTGTCTTCATGGTGGCCGGTGAAGTCCACTCGACCCCGCGCAAATCCAAGTGCTTCGAAAACAACGTGGAGCGCCTTGCGAACAACCTTGTCGGCGTCTATGACGATGGCGCCGATCCGCGCGCAGTGTGGGAGGACTTGTCCGAGTTCTACCAAGACGGCGAAAGCAGGCCTTCCGTTTTGCCGTCTTCGAAGTGGAAGGATCGGATATTTGAGGTTTTGAAAGAGGGCCCTGCAACTCCACGGGAGATTGCTGATGAGCTGATCCTGCCAGCCCGGACGCTTTCCGCTTACATGACTCAGCTTGGCCGAGACGGTTACATCAAGGTCATCGGCAAGACCAAGGGCGAAACCGGCGCGCCGACTCAAATATGGGCGATGGCATGAGCGCGGTCAGCCTGGACGAACTGATAGCAGTCCACGAAGCCCGCATGCGGCTGAAGAAAGAAGCCAGCCGCGCGCTGCCGGCGCATGCCTACCGGGATCCAGCGCAGACGGTCGAGTTTGAAGCCGAGCGGGCGCGCCGGCAGGCAGCAAAGCAAAAGAAACATCAACCCAACAAAAGAAGGGGATGAACATGAATGGCGCAAAGGGCTATCGAATCACTGTCACCGCAATCATTGAACGCACGGAGACGGTCGGCAAAGAGTGGACGACCGTGGCGCACGAGCCCATCGGCGACGGGTCCGGGAAGACGAAGCCGATATTGAACTACACGCCAGAAATTGAAAAAGTCGTCACCAAAGAGGTTCAGGTGTTTGAGCAGCGGGTGGACGAACTTGATATGGCAGCGCTGGTGCTGGTGGTGAACGGGATTGATAAGACGGTTTGAAGAGGGAGGAAAAATGGAAGCCTGCGTCGAATCGCTATTTGAAACCGCTGATGGAGCCCTGAAGTTCGCATACCGGTTCACCACCGAGCAGTACGACCGGCCGCTGATGAATCGCCTTGCGGACAAGGTGAAGCGCACGGGGAAGGGCTTGGTCGGCGTGGATGGCGCGGGCCAATCCGGAATGATCCGGAGGGAAGTCCAGTCGCTGGGCCGATTTGTGGAAGCGATTGTCACCGCCCGTTATGCGCCCAGGACCACGCCTTGCGCCTGCGGGGCGGCATGCTGCTCGGGCGAGAAGCTGAATCCCGAATGGGCGGACGCGATCGGCTTCATCACTACGGAGGCAGTCTCCCGCCTGTCTGGCAAGCTGACGCACTATCGTCTGCGCCGGGGCATCGTGGAGCGTCAGTTCGGGGTGAAGCACAAGATCGGCGACCTGGCCGACGCCTGCGGAGTGAACCGCGACACAGCTTCGGAGCACAACGCCATCATTACCACCTGGCTGGCGGGCGAGAAGCGGACCATTCCGAACGCCAAGGTGGGCGAGATCGCCCGCGCAATTGCGATGGCCGAAGGGCGGCTGAACAACACCGGACTTGTCGGCTGAACTCTTTTCCTTGACTTTCCGCAAAACGTGCGGAAAATAGAGGTCATTCATGCACTGTGAATCAGTGCCACCAAAGCCCGCGCAAGCGGGCTTTTGCGTTTACATGGGAGAGCAGTCCGGTCAATGTCCGTCGGCTAGTCGAGTGAAACACTCGACGTTTTGGCCGCTCGGGGTAACACCGGGACGCACAATGGGGTGGCGCCCATAACGACTCCTGCCAGCTTCGCTGTATTCGAAACGGCCGGCCTCACGTGGAGGACGCATACGGTTCCCGGGCGCTCAAGTGGCGTCCGGGCCTATGATTTCATCACCAAGAATCCCTCCAACTCTTTCCCTTGAGAGATGGATTTCACCCGCCCAGCAGCAATGCTCGGCGGGTTTTCTTATTCAGGGCCTCGAATGACCCAGACCGATCAAGCAATCGAGCAGATGGTCGATGCATTCGGGCCCATGTTGCGCAGCGAGCGAGAGCGGAAGTTCGTCCGTGATGGGTTGCGCAACCTGTGTCGACTGGCCCAGGCAGAACAGTTGCTTCAGATGCGCCTGGACGTGAACAGAGCCATCGGCGGCCAATCCACAACGAGTTAAGCGGCAGCCCGCCAGAGCGCTCCAGTGGCGGCAATAACGGGCGCACCTTCGACGAACCAAGGCTTCGGTAAGCCAGCGGGCAGCGGTGTCCGTGGTAACGGCCTGCCTGACGAACTCCACCGGCAGAACACCGTCGGCGCGACCGTAGCGCGGGCGAATGGCATTGGATCTGGAAGGACTATCCGGCTTCCCGGCTTTAATATTGGCAGATGGCAACGATCCCGGAAGACACAAAGGTCTGCGCGAAGTGCGGCTGTGAGCAGCACGTTTCGCAGTTCCCTTTGAAGAAAGCTGGCGACAAACGCTACGCCACCAAGTCATGCCGGTCATGCATTAACAAGGCGCAGAACCGACGGTACGCCAAACTGCCCGGGCAGCAGGCCGGCCAAGACCTGCGGGCGAGGAATGCTGAGCTGGAGAAGCAGGGGAAGCGTGAATGTGTGGCATGCAGCCAGACGCTCGACCTGGCTGCTTTCCGGTTGAAGGACGGGCATCGAGCCAGGAAGTGCAGCGGCTGCCAGAACGCTGTATTGCGCGAGAACTATGCGGAGAACCGAGGCGGTATCCGTGAGTACCTGCGCGAGCACGGAAGGAAGCGCCGGGAGCGCCACGGAGATCGGTTGAATGCCGAGAAGCGCGAATACGTGGCCGCCAACCGTCAAAAGGTTACGGATCGGCAGAACCGCTGGGCAAAGGAGAAGCTGAAGGAGGACGAAATGTTCGCCCTCAAGAAACGCCTGCGGTCGCTGATGTCAAATGCCTTCCGGTCAGTCGCAATCGCAAAGAGCGCGGAAACTGAGGCAATTCTTGGCTGCTCGTTCGAAGCATTCAAGGCGCACATTGAAAGTCAGTTCCTGTCGGGGATGACGTGGGCGAACCGAGAGCAATGGCACCTGGATCACATTGTTCCGCTCGCTACAGCGGTGACAGCGGAAGACGTCGTCCGCCTCAATCATTTCACCAACTATCGCCCACTCTGGGCAGCTGACAACATAGCCAAGGGCGCCAAACTGGACTGGAAGCCGACTGCTTATGGCATGGAGCAAGGAAAGCAGCGCAGCCCGCGGGTACGGCCCGAAGTGGCGGAAGTTGCGGCTCTTCATCTTGGCTCGTGACAAAGGGCTGTGCCAGTGCAGCGAGTGCTCCAAGCGCTTCCTTCCTTTGCCTGCCAACGAGGTGAACCACAAGGTTCCAAAGGCCCAGGCTGAATGCATGGGATGGACCCAGGAGCAGATCGATGA